CTTCTAAATTGATAGGTTTTAATTTAATAAAATAAAACTTGTTAAATATAGTATCTTCATTGAATAATTCAAAAGATATTAAATCAAGATATAATGGATTTGGATTGCCTGGTAGGTTTAATTCAATAGGACGATTCTTATGAAAAACTTCCAAATTAGTCATATAAATAATTTTTACTCATTTAAGAAATTTACAAAACATTCCAAAAAAAATCCAATATTTTTTAGAATATTTCTATAGCATAATGTGTGGTTCCCGTTGTGCTCGGATAAATTGGACCCGAAGTGCTTACAGGGAAAAGCGACGTTGTTAGAGTCGCAATAGTTCTATTTGCATCCGCACAATTCACAGATAAAGTATATTCCCCTGTCGTTAAAGTTGTTGTAGAATTATTTGTTGGTGTCATAGTGTAGATATCATATTCTGTAACTGATGTACTTGCACTTGTTCTTCCTGTTGCTGGATTTAAAATTACATATTGATTATAAAAATTTTTGGGTGATGAACTTCCGTCAATTGAGGCACCAGTCCCTGATACAATTGATAAAGTTGGTTGTAAAGTCATTTGAACCGCATTAAAATATGGTGCTATCCTAACTAGTCTGAATCCATTGATGGTAACTCCTGAACTCACAATTAATTTTTTAGAAGAAGTTATGTTACTCCTAATTAAATCCCCTGTTGTAGCTTGTAAAGTTCCTGAAACTATGTATTGACTAAAATTTGAATAAATTAGATTTGGTGGTGTAGAAGTTGGAGTTGGTGTCAAAGTTGGAGTTGGTGTTTGTGTTTTGGTATTGGTAGGTGTTTGTGTTGGAGTTTTAGTGTTTGTTGGGGTATTAGTTGGAGTTTTGGTATTTGTAGGGGTATTAGTTGGGGTTATGGTATTGGTAGGTGTACTAGTCGGAGTTGGTGTGTCAACAAAAGTTGATGTTGGGGTTGTTGTTTGGCTAGGTGTAACACTATTTGTAGGAGTGTTGGTTGGTGTATCAGTTATTGTTGGTGTAATAGTTTGTGTGGGTGTAATAGTTGGTGTTGGTGTGTTAATTGGTGTGTCAGTTATAGTGGGTGTAATAGTTGGTGTTGGTGTATTAGTTGGTGTTGGTGTGTTAGTTGGTGTGTCAGTAAGTGTTGGTGTAGGAGTATTGGTTGGTGTGTCAGTAATTGTTGGTGTATTAGTTTGAGTTGGAGAATTGGTTGGTGTTGGTGTAATAGTTTGTGTGGGGGTGTTGGTTGGAGTGTCAGCTATAGTCGGTGTAATAGTTTGTGTAGGGGTATTAGTTTGTGTAGGAGTATTAGTCGGTGTAGGACTAAAAGTTTGTGTCGGAGTATTGGTTGGGGTGTCAGTTATAGTAGGAGTAATAGTTTGTGTTGGAGTGTTAGTCGGTGTAAGGGTATTAGTTGGTGTAGGTGTATTAGTTGGCGTAATAGTTTGGGTAGGGGTATTCGTTGGTGTCAATGTTGGAGTTCTTGTATTTGTTGGTGTTGTAGATGGGGTTCTTGTATTTGTCGGGGTTAAAGATATTGTAGATGTGTTCGACGGAGTTATGGATTGAGTAGGTGTATTTGATGGGGTTATGGAAGGTGTTGGTGTGTTAGTTGGTGTGGGTGTTGGTGTTAAATCAGGTAGACCAGCCCCTTCTTTGACTCTCAGTATAAAATTATTAACAACGGTCTGGCACTCACCTGATGTTACTAAAACACCACCTGATTTACTCAGTAAGGTTTGTATTGCTAAAATATTGTTTGTTGTTGCTCCAGATGAATACAAGAAACCACCACAACCTCCTATTGAAACAGGTTGAGCACCAGCTACAATAGTACCAAAAGTTGAATTCCAATTTGGATGACCTAATAAAATGAATAAATTACAATGTGATGGGTCTACAGCATTATAAGTTTCTCTGAAGAAAGCGTAAACCGTAAATCCACTAACAATATCCCCACTATAAATGTAACCTGAAGCTAATGTTCCTCCACCATCAGCACCGGAATTACCTCCAATTTGGAAACCTATTGGTTGTCCACCTACACTTCTCGCACCTATGACAGTAAGAGGGTGGTAGGTTGAAATTTGGGTATTGGGGGTGTATTGAATATACCCTAAACTAACATAACCAAAATCAGTGTCAATTAAGGTTGTTGCAGTATTTGAATATGTAATTGCCGATGGGTAAGCTGCGGATGAGTATGCGGTTATCCCTGTGAAAAAAGTACCATTTTTCAACCAAGGACTCGTAATGTTTCCATTATCATACATATCATTCCCACCATCTAAGATATAATTTGGGGTACCATCCAATCGATAAGTGTAAAAATCCGGGTTTCTAAATTCAGACATATAATTTCTCAGATACGCCGAAATGGTGTCGAGTTGAGTATAAGGTGGTGAACCTCCTTGAGTTGGTGTGACTGATGCTGTTAATGTATTAGTAGGAGTAATAGAGGGGGTTTGAGTATTTGTTGGTGTTTGGGTAGGTGTGTTTGTATTTGTAGGTGTTAATGTTGGTGTAGTAGTATTTGATGGTGTGGTTGTTATGGTAGGTGTGGTTGTATTAGTTGGTGTCTGAGTAGATGTTGGTGTCTGAGTAGACGTAGCAGTATTTGATGGTGTAGTTGTTATAGTAGGTGTGATTGTATTGGTTGGTGTTTGGGTGGAAGTTATGGTACTTGATGGGGTATTTGTGATTGTGGGAGTTGTATTTATGGTATTCGAGGGGGTTTGGGTAATTGTTTGACTTATTGTGTTTGTTGGTGTGGATGTAATTGTTGGGGTCGGTGATGTTGTAACAGATGGAGTTGTTGTAATTGATTGTGAAGGTGTATTTGTTGGTGTGACTGAACTTGTTGGTGTTTGTGTAGGAGTATTTGTTTGGGTTGGTGTAGGTGAAATTGTCAAATATCGAGAAGAATATTCTGTGTATAAATTATAAATTTCAGTATCAGTTAGAACCCTATTGTAGACCAAGGTTACGGGTATTCTTCCGTCAAAAAAATTTCCAACACCATAAGCACCAATTGAAACAATTCCTGGGTCATTTCCATTAAATGTAGTTGTACTAACGTTTGTGTTTTCTAAAAGACCATTCAAATATAATTTCCATCCCGAAGATTGAGAGAAAGAAACCGCCCCAAAATACCAAGTGTTCAAAGATAAAGAAGTTGTTGATACGACCGTAGACCAATTTCCATTATGTCCGGCCCTGAGTTTGTTTGTACCTTGTAACCAAAACGCGTGTTCGGCTATAGTTTCTTGACCACTAATTATATTTTGTCCATAACTATCTAAATAAAACCATGCGCATTTTGTATACGCCGACTTAGGTAATATATTTGTATTTACTCTACCATATTTGTTTGTTGTGTAATAGATTCCTCCAGTACTTCCGGTATAATAAGTTGGTGAACCCGAAAGTGAAACCAAATTGGATTGTTCACTCAAATCATATAGAGTTGAGCCCGATTGTGGATATGAAGCCACAAAATAATCATCCGTTAAAAGTATAAGTCCACTTGTAGGGACATCAGGATAATCGAAATTAATAATACACTTATCACTTTGTTGTCTAATCCAAACTATAAATTCTGTAACACTGGTGAAAACTTGACCTGCAACGTCTTTTGTAAAATTTAATAATTCATTATCACTTGTTGGGGTATAAATGGAAGGTCCTTGTGAGTCCTTTCTTTGGTATATTGTGTAACCACCACTAGGTGGTGAAATCCCCCTCCAAAAGTTTGTTTGTATTGTTGGTGAGTAGACGTAAGACTCTGAAATTCCCAAATGAAAATCCCCAATTTTAATCGTAGAATCATTGTTTGTACCTGAAAACTTTATCGCATTGGGTATCCGAGTCATAGTCAAACAATAAATAGTTTGAAAAGAAAAAGGTGGAACAAGTCCACCATCTTTCGAGTCATCCGAAATTTCTCTCGGACCCACCACCTTGTTTATCTAAAAAAACAAGGAAACTATTTTGTTTGAAGTGTTTCTAATTTACTGATATAATGTTCAGATAAGTCTGATGAACCAATTTTAGTACTAATAATCGAAGCTTTCAAGTGTTTGTAAGGAATATGAATAAGAAAGGACCTCCCATCAAAAAAATCCAAATCATTTTTCAATTCTAAACATCCGTGAATTGCACTCAAGAAAATTTTGAATTGAACTGCATCGGTGAAAACTTCTTCAAGAATAACACCAAATTTTTCGTGATTTATTACAACCTGATGACTTATTGCGATTTTCATACAACAAATATACAAAATAAAATCGAAACTACCAAAAATAAAAAAACCCCATAAGAGTTCTACGTCCGAGGGGTTTTTTAAATAACCAACGACAAGAAAGGGGATTTTTGGCGTTGTAAGTAATAAATATACTAAAATTTACAAAAAATCAAATTTTTGATAAAATATTTTTAATTAATATATGAAGTTGGTCTTTATCATCATCAAAAGGAAGATTATCCAAACTGAAGTAACCACATTCCGTATGTTCCTCACCATCTTTTGCTCGTTCGAGATTAGGGTTCATTTGAGTTTCAGTTTCATATAAAAATACATACATTAAACCTTTGTCTTTTAGATTATCTCTTGTTTTTCTTGTGACAAATCCACAAAGTTTTAAATCGTCCTTGAGTTTCAAATCTGTTTCCTCGTAGAATTCTCTTTTAGCCCCGTGAAGGGGAGATTCTTGTTGGTCTAACTTACCTGCCGGTATTGACCAAGCTCCAGGATGAGTCCCATTATTATTTCTTTTACATAATAAAACTTTTTTGTCACATTTGACTAAAACTCCTGAGTATCTTTTAACGTTTTTCATCTAGTAATTGTATTTATGAGTATATGTTATTAAATATAAATGATGTCCAATTTAATGTTAAAACATTAATAACTGAAAAGGATAAGTCAACTGGAATGATGAATAAAAAGTTTGATAACCCAAACGATGGTTTATTATTTATTTCTGAACCGAAACAACAATCATTTTGGATGAAAAATTGTATTATTCCTTTGGACATAATAATGATTAACAATAGAAAAATTAATAAAATTCATCATAATTGTCCACCTTGTGAAACTGATGAATGTAGAAGATATATGGGATATGGAAGTATGGTTTTAGAATTACAAGGAGGAACTTGTTCCAAATTAGAAATAAAAGAAGGGGACAAAATTAGTTTTTAATTTTATTTTTCAAAGTATTTACAAATTCAGATTGAATCATTTTGGTAAACTTAATGTATGGTGAATCGTCCTTGTCGGGATTATATTTATATTTACCCTCAGGTGGTCTTTTACCTCTACCTAAGTAACTTAGACCAGAGATGTTAGTAATACATTTGTGTCCACCACTATTTGCTTTTATAATATCCCACCCTGAAACAAAAACTTCATCAAGTAAAGTTTTTTCTTCTTCTGTGAGTTCAGAAAATGGTTTTTCCATCAAGGTACCAATCTGTATTAGTTTTTCTCTCCCATTGTCTATTGATGTGAAATTTTGTCCATATATAGCCGCAAAATCTTTGAAAGTGAAACCAACGGATTCTGATGAGAATTCTTTTGATGATTCTGAAATCCATTTAATAGTCGATAAAGATACTTTCATATCTTTAAGTTTGGATTCCCATTTGGATAAAACCTCATCCGCAATTTCACCCAAATTAATTCCTTTCAAAGACCTATCTTCCTTAAATGGGTTACAAGATGCTTGAACAAGTCCTAAAGGCCACGCTATTACTAAAAAGTCAGCCTCAGGATTATTTTTGAACGGGGTATACCTATCATAAGAACCTGGTGAAGTCATTTTTCCTCCACCATATTGAACAATGATGTTATCTTCAACTTTTACATTCGGATGACTTTTCATTTGTGAAATGTATTCCTCTTTGTTTTTTTGAAGATGTGAGGGTTCAGTATAACCTTGGTCTTTCATTATTCGTTTTATTACATTAAGAATACTCAATAACGAGGGTTGAGCTTCCATAACAATAGTTTCTAAAAAATTTGGTTTGTTTTTAAAAGCTAAAAGTAATTTATTTGTTACAAGACCCAAGGCGGTTTTATTTTGTTGAAGACTTTTGTTTTTGTCCAATTCAAATAAATAATTTATAACATCATCAACTGAAACTTCATTTTTAGCAAATGATGCTGAGTCTACCATAGAAATTAATAAAATATCTTCTTGAGTAAAAATATCTTTTGGTGAAATGACTTGAGAAATTGTTTCCACATTAGACTTTGATTGTCTGAATGATTTTGTTTTTGTTTCTTCTGAACCCGGTTGTCTATCGTGATGGTCAGTGTGTATTATAAACATTGGCTTTCCGTGAGCAAAATCAACTAAAACAGGCATAACTTCACCACTAGCATCAGATTTTTTTACAGCAAACTCTTTATCACCATATTGGATTACTTCTGCGTCGACAACTTTGATTCCATTATCTTCTAAATAATGTTTCATTGCCAATGCGGTTGTCACACCATCTAAGTCTTGATGAAAATAAATTTTAGCTTTTTTGTACCTGTTTGAAAGAGCGTTTATATCTCTTAATCCACTTTCAAGAATAATTTTTTTCATATTAAAATACCGCGTTACCTAAAACAGATTTGAAAAAATCTCCCAATCCATCACTTGAACTTTTAGAGGAAGAACTTGGAATTGTGGATGAACTTATTGGTGGTGGGGATGGTTGTTGAGCGGAATTGTCACCAAAATCTTGTTCTATATTTTTTTGAGCTTCCGACGTTTGATTGTAATCAGCGACTTTTTGTTCTAAATTTGGAATTGCGTTTTCTAATTCTTCAGGTCCCACAAAATTACCCAATCCTAAAAAATCTAAAAGACCTAAATACCACTTAGTTCTTCTCATAAGCGCTCTTGTACTACGATTACCAAATAACCTTGGCATTCCTCCCCTAACCCATTTATTAAAAAATGTAGGGTCGGCCGCTTTATAATCCCTGAATCCTCTAAATGAACCAGACTTAGAAATTTGATTCAAAAGTTCTTCTCTTTCAAGTTTCGTAAGTGTTGATGCCTCTTTAGAAGCAAGTTTCATTGCCGCTTCTGTCCCTGTTTTCATTTCTTTACTAGCGGTGGAGAACAATTTTATGTACTCTTCGATAGTTTGAACTAACCCTTTACCTAAAAAAGGGACCTTACCAACTGAAGCATAAAGTAATCCAACTAATTTTTCTCCCCAACTTGGTGAACTTTTCACCAATTTTGCGATTGGACCGCCTGTTAATTCTGCACTTCTTGCAATTTTAAATGCATCCCCTGATAATGTCGCAGTCTTGAACATTTTTGCTGCTTCACCACCTGTCTTCAATACACCAATTACTGGTTTAGCAATCAAATCACCAAAAAGGGGTAATGCGGAAATCCAAGATAATATTGCAAACAATTTATCACCTTGATTCCAATACGAAATTCCATTACCAAAATCAATAATTCCTGTAGGGTCAAAAATGCCTGCCACATCAAGAGCAGTGTTATACCATTTGGACTCATTAATTAATTTTGCTTTTTCAGGGTAAGTAAACTTTAATATTTCGATTACAAAAATTTTTTCTTTTTTCGACAATTTACTCCATTTTTCTTCGAGAACTTTTAAATATTCTTCTTGATAAATTTTGTGAATTAAGTTATTCAATTTATCTTGATTAATAACTTCAGGTTTCATTTTTAATTATAAATATCAAAATTTATAAAAAAAAACAATGAATGGTATTCGAATTTAAGGTTGTGTAAATTCTAATTTTTGTTGTCTTTTTTCCAAAACAAAAGCATTAACTCTTTCACAAGCAATTTTATGATAGTTAGAACTTAATTCGATTCCAATCCAACGTCTATCTAAAATTTCCGACGCGACCAAACTTGTTCCAGAACCAGCAAATGGGTCCAAAACTATTTCATTTTTATAGGTTAGAATTTTTATAGCTTTAGTTGGGATGTCCATACTAAACGTAGCTTTGGTGAGTGGTCTTGAATCATTCAAATATTTCCACTGACCGAAAACAAGTTCCATAAATTCTTGTTTAGATTCGTCGGGGTAGATTGTTTTCTTTTTTAAAGTTCCATCTTCTTGTTCAACTTCCTCAATTTTTCCAACCCATTGAGGTTGGCCCTTTTCTTTTTTAATATGATTCTTTTTATAAGCCAAAACAACACATTCTTTCGGGTTGTAGATATAAGGGGCGGACGGACTCATCCAACTTCCCCAAGCTGTAGTTTTACTTCTGTGAGGACTATCTTCTTCTAAATCCACAATACCAAAAAACTTAAAACCAACTTCTTTCATTATTTGCCAAAAATCGGAAACAAACAAACATCTTCCTCCTCTTTCTTGGGTATTTGTTTCGTATGGAATGTTTATTGCAACTCTTCCATCATCTTTCAAAGTTTCATAAACTCCTGTTAACCACTCTTTTGTCCACTTCCAATAATCCTCCATCATTAAATCATCTTTGTGAACATCATAAGAGATATTACAATTATATGGTGGAGATGTTACCACAAAATCAACTGAACCACTGGGTATTGTTTTTAACACATCGATACAATCTCCGTTTACAATTTTTCCAATAAAATTTTCTATATTATTTTTCATCATTAATAAGGTTTCTAACCAATTTACCTAATTCCATATCATTTGGTGTAGATTTAACCAACTTAATAATTTCTTCTAATATAATCAAGTCATTTGTGTTCGGATTGTTATTTAATTTTATACTCATAATTTTCATTCATTTTTATAGGAATAATTTCTAAATCTAAGAATATTGGATTTTGGTCACCAGCATATAAACCAACAATATTATAGTCATAATATTCTTCAGCTTCACTTTGTGTCATTAGATTTTCTTGAAGGATTTCAAGTATTTTGTATTTGGAGTATAATAATCTTTTAATTCCTCCGAATTCTTCTGTGATACCAACAATTGCTTCATTGAAACCATCAAGGATTATTGCCCCTTCAGCATAACTATCAATGTCAACTATCATTTCTTTAAAATTTCAAGTTTACGTTCCAAATACCATTTGGCCTTTTCTAAATCTTGGATTTCTTTGTCAGTATCTTTTTTCCCCGCTCTTGAAATATACTTTACCGTATTCCCTAAATGGAAATCTAAACCCCAAGCTTCAATCACCTTTATTGTTTCATAAACATTATCCCCACCATAATGATTGGGGTGGTTCACCATTTCACTCATATTAAGAATTTTTATAAATTAATTTCAAAGTAGAACTATCAATTGTAAATTTAAACAAAATTGTACTAATATCATCATTCGTATATGAAAAATCGGTTTCAAAATTGGAACCTTTTACATCAAAGGTATAACCATTTACAACAGAACCAATAGGGTCCAAAAATTCAATTTTGACCCCAATGATTTGAAATAAATCTTTTGGATTGAAGGTATAATTTATGGTTTGCCAAACTGAAGTTTCGAAAATTAAATCATCTCCTTGATTATATATTTTTAAATCTCTGAAACAAAATTGTGGTACTTCTAACCCTTCAAAAGAAATAAGAAATCTGTTCTTTTTTAGTGGTTCAACCATTTTCCAATTTTCTAATATATTTGTCATAAAATTAATTGGTTTCTTCTTTATATTCATTCAAAAAATCAGAGGACGCTTTGAATTTTTTTTCAATTTCTCCGAGTTCTTTATATGAAACGTTTGTGTTCATTCTTTTTTTAACTTCATCGATTTCTCCTGTCATTTTGATTGCATCAACAATAACTTTTATGATTTGATATGGATTCCCATTCGATGCTGGCCTTCTATCTTCTATGTAACCTTTCCAATTTTCAGATGTTTTTTGTGGTACACGAATTGAAGCTCCTCTATCACTTACCCCCCAACTAAATTTATGGATTGATTGTGTTTCGTGTTTTCCCGTCAATCTTAAATTATTATCTGAACCATAGTTTTCAATGTGAACTTCGTGTCTCAATTCAAAAGCATTAAATAACGCTTTGAAATATTCTTTACCTCCTTCGTTTCTCATTAAATTAGTGGAGAAATTTGTGTGAAGACCCGAACCATTCCAATCTGTATTTCCCAATGGTTTAGGATGATATTCAATGTAATAACCATATTTTTCAGATAATTTGTCCATCAGGTATCTGGTCATCCATAAATCGTCACAGGACTTTAATTTACCTTTGGAAAAAACTTGAAATTCCCATTGACCTAAAGCAACTTCTGCATTAGTACCTGTGATTTGAATACCTAAATCTAAACAAAGTTCTAAATGTTCTTCAACTAAATGTCTCCCCAAAACATTACCTCCAACACCACAATAATATTTTCCTTGTGGTTCAGGAAAACCATTTCCAAATCCCAATATCGGTTTGTTTTTTCCTTCACGAATAAAATATTCTTGTTCAAACCCAACCCAAAAATCAGTTTCTTCTTCACCTAACAAATGACGTTGATTTGATGAATGTGGTGTCATATTTGAATTCATAACTTCACAAAAAACATATATGGTTGGATATTTTTCAGTTTTTGTATTGTTTGTGTAGATTCGGACTGGTTTCAAAATACAATCCGATTTTGAACCTTCAGCTTGTTTAGTTGATGACCCATCAAAATTCCATAAAGGAACGTCATTTACATCTGTGACAACATCATCAACAATTTTTACTTTACTTCTTAAATTTGGTTCAGGTTCATAACCATCTAACCAAATATACTCTAATTTAGTTTTCATTTTGTTTTGATTTTATAAAATTTATTTTCTGTTTCTTCAATAATTTCATCTTCTATGAGGTATGATAAAACTTCTCTTGTTGTTAGAATGTCGGTCTCTAAAATAGATTTAGAAATATAATCTAAAGATATTGGACTTTGGAGTTTTGCTAATAATTTATTCATTTTTTCTTCCGAGACCATTTTTTTAATTTTTTACGAAGTTTAGGAGTCAACCCTTTTTTTTGAAACTTTTTATAAAACTTAATGGTTTTACTACCAACTAAAGTAATCCCATCGGAATCAAATAATTTTTTGAAAGTATTTCCATTTTTGTAGTGTTCTACCAAATTGGATTTACTTATCAATCTTCTATTGAATCCCATATTAACTTATTGTTTCTATTTGTTCGACTTTCTTACTTTGGGTTACAAGATTTAAGAC